GCCGACGTCATCTGGCTCGACGACATCTGCGACCTCCGCAACGCCGTGCTGCAGCCCGCCTTGCGTCAGCAGGTCAAGGAGGCCGTCGCCAACATCTGGCTCCCGATGCTCGACCCGTCGGCCACTCACCCCACGCGCATCTGGCGCACGGCCACCCCCTTCCACACGGACGACATCACCGCCGAATGGCGCAAGGAGCCCCGCACCCTCCTCCGCCGGCCGTGCTGCGGCACCGACAGCCCGTGGCCCGACATCTTCACCCCGGCCATCCTCGAGGCCAAGCGCCGCGAGATCGGCCCCATGGCCTACGCTCGCGCCTACGAGCTCGTCCCCCTCTCCTCGGACCTCCTCGTCTTCCGCCCCGAATGGGTCCGGTATTGGAAGGAGCTGCCCAACGGCTCCCGAACCGTCGCCGCCATCGACTGGGGCTACGGCCGCAAGCGCCAGGACCGCGACGACCCCGACTGGTCGGTCTGCATCGTCGGTCAGGTCGACCACGCCCGCAACCTGCACCTGACCGACATCCTGCGCGTGCGCGAATCCTTCCCAGAGTTCGCCCGCTTCGCCCGTGAGCTCGTCGAGCGCCGAGGCGCGCAGATGGTCCTCGCCGAGGCCAACGGGCCGCAGAAGGGCGTCTTCGACCAGTTCCGGGCCTCCTGCCGGCAGCCCGTCGTAGCCGTCGAGCGCACCGCCGACAAGCACTTGCGCGCCGCGAGCGCGCAGCCCTTCGTGGAGCAGGGCAAGCTCCTGTTCCCTCAGGCCGCCGACGGGCAGGTCGAGCACGCCTTCCGACCCGTCCTCGACGAGATGCTCGCCTTCCCCGCAGGCAGCCACGACGATACGGTCGACTGCATCGTGGACCTCTGCGAGGCCGCCGCACGCGGGACGGTCTCCGTCGCCGGCGGAGCCGTAACCGTCAACGCCAGCCCGCCCCGCCTCTTCGACAACCGACCGATGCGTAGGCGTATCTTCGGGTGAGCGCGTTAGACTGATGCCGTGGCCGACCATAGCAATCCGATGATGCCGAACACCGTCCCAGGCGCAGGACTGCCGCCTGCCAAGCGGCCGCGCAAGCCCTTGCCCGCGCCGAAGGACCGCGGACCCACCGGGCCGCTCGCGCTCCCCGTCGAGGTGCAGCGCACCTTCTTCCGCACCGCGTCCCTGATGCTGCGGAACTCGAGCCTCGCCTACAGGCTCGACCCCAACTACTCGGCCATGATGCGGGCCGACGCCGACATCGAAGGCGTCCTGCGCTCCCTCCTCGTCACCCTCGCCGGCCTCGAATGGGCCGTCGTGCCCACCGACGACGAGAACCCCCGCCTCGTCAAGCTCGCCCAGCGCGTCAGCGCCATCGTCGACGCCATCCCGCGCCGCAGCGACCTCTTCCGCGCCCTGCACGAGGCCGTCTGGTATGGCTGCAGCGCGGCCAACCTCGTCTACGACCGCGACCCCATCCTCGGCGTCCGCATCAAGGAGTGGTTCCCGTTCGCCTCCGACAGCCTGGCATTTGACCAGTACGGCAACCTCGCCATGCGCGTCGGCAGCGCGTACATCAACGAGCCCTCGGTCACCGACCTCGGCTTCGACTCTCTCGTCCACCTCTTCGACGAGAACGAGCGCCGGGCCATCGTCCTGCACCGGGTCTTCACCACGGCCCCGAGCTTCATCGACCCCAACACGAGCGAGGCCGTCTACCGCGGCGTCGGGGCGCGTGACGTCTGCTGGTACATCTGGCTGCTCAAGCAGGAGGTCCTGCAGAACGCCGCCGCCTACATCGAGCGCTACGCCCTCGGCATCCGGGTCGGGTACTACCCCGCCGGCAACGACGCCGCCAAGAGCGAGATGCTCACGATCCTCCAGAACCTCGTGAACGACAACTCGGTCGTGCTGCCGAGGATCGGGCCGAACGAGTCGATGTACGACATCGACATCAAGGACGCCAACGCCGGCCGAGCCCAGATCTTCATGGAGCTCGTGAACTGGCTTTCGTCCAAGCTCAAGGAGGCCATCCTCGGGCAGAGCCTCTCGAGCGAGGCCGGCGGCACGGGCATGGGGTCAGGCGTCGCCGACCTGCACGCCGACACCCTCTCCCGCGTCATCCGCTACCACGCCGACGCCCTCGCCGAGAGCGTGAACTCGGACCTCGTCCGGGTCATTGCCACCATGCTCGGCGCGAGCGAGGAAGAGGCCCGCGGCATCCGCTTTGAGTTCGCCCCCGAGCGCCCCAACGCCAAGGAGCGCATGGAGGCCATCCAGGCCTTCGTGCAGCTCGGCGGGCGCGTGAGCGAGCGCGAGGTCCGCGACCTGCTCGGCCTGTCCGAGCCTGAGGACGGCGAGGCCATCCTTGGCGGCGGCCAAGGCGCAGGCGCGTCGGACAACCCCCTCGCGGCGCTCCTCGGCAAGGGCAACGAGCCGGATGAGGGCGAGGAGCCCGCGCCCGAGGCCCCGAAGGTCGCTGCCGTCCGCAAGCGCAAGCGATGACCCGCGACACCCTCGACAAGCACCTCCGGCGTGCCCTCAAGGAGGCGCAGGCCACCTACCGCCGCGCCCTCGCCGCCCAGGTGCGCGGGGAGCCCGACGCCGAGGCATGGGAGGCCTTCGCCGAGATCACGGCCGCCCTGCTCATGGCATCCTGGCTCGCAGGCGCTCGAGGCACCATTGACCGCGCCAAGGTCCCCGACGAGGCCGTGGAGGGGATGCTCGAGGACGGCGACGTCGTGGAGTTCGCCGCCCTGCCTGTCCTGACCGAGTTCGGGTCCAAGTGGATGAAGCCCATCGCCGGATGGTTCCGCCGTCGCGTCCCGATTTCCCGCAAGGACTGGGAGCTCCTCGTCAAGGCAGCACGGGCAAGCGCCGGCGAGGTCGGCGACCACGAGCGCCAGAACGCCCTTGTGGACCTCCGCAAGCGCAGCCCCATCCTCGACGGCCTCCTGCGCGGGGTCTTGAGCCGCCCGCAGGAGGGGGGGATCACCACCGTCAAGCGGATCACAAACGACACGTTCTTCGTGACGGCCATGACCCCCGAGCAGACCCGCCAGACGCAAGAGCTGGTGGCGCGGGTGATTGAGGAGCGCCCCGGCAAGAGCACGGTGGGCAAGCTCATCCGGTCCATGAACCTCGGGGACTTCGTGACGACCACGCAGGCCCTGACGGGCACGGAGCTCTCCACGGCGCGCCTTGAGACCGTCCTGCGGACCAACACGAATCGGGCGACCACAGAGGGCGCGGCCGAGGTCCTGCGCGACGAGCGCGTGCAGGCGTTTGTGCCGCTGGTGCAGTACAGCGCAACCAAGGACCCACGCACGCGGCCGGCGCACCGGGCGATGGATGGCTACGTAGGCACCATCGAGGATTTCGACCGCATGGGCCTGACGCCGCCCTGCGGGTTCAATTGCCGATGTGCGTTGATCCCCGTGCCGGCGGCGATGGCGTTGGACAAGGGATGGACGCGCCCGAACGGGACGTTGGACTACGCGGCGATCAAGCGCTACAACGGTGCGCGTCAGGCGGTCGTGGACCGCGGCGAGATCCCCGATCCGGGCTTCGTGAATGCGTGAAATACAAGGAGGAACGCTACGATGGGCGGCATGAGCACCCGGAACGAGATCAAGGCGCGGCTGGGATTCCTCGCAACCCCGAATGCGACATTGGGCGACACCAAGCGCCGATTCGCGTCAGACGGCGCAAGCGAACCGCCGTATGCGAAGTGGGTTCGTGGAGTGGACAAGGCGATCACGCTCGCAAAGACGTTGCTGCAGCTTGAGAGAAACAAGTCGGAGCGCAGATTCGCGCAGAAGGAACTAGACATTCTTGTCCAGCTGCGGAATGCGGTGGCGACCAAGAACCAGTCGGCCGCGCAGCAGGCGGTGGCACGCATGAATCCCGGCATTAGGAGCGAATACCTGCAGATCGGGCAGATTCCGGCCGCTTTGTTTGCTTGGGCGGAAGGTCGGGCATGAGCAACACTCGTAAGCAGATCGCCTCGAGACTCGGCATTGCCGCTCGTCTCGGCTCCAAGCTGAAGATGGAGATGTCGCCCTACGATTTCAAGGTCGCCAAGAGCGACCTGCTGTTCTACATCAAGGACAACCTGAAGCTCCTGGCGGACCAGCAGAAGCAGCTCGGTCGCATCAACCCCAAGCAGCTGTCGCCGGAAGATGTGGCGATGGCGAAGCAGGTCATGAATGAGATCCAGTCGTTCAAGTCGCAGCTGACGGCCCTGCAGGCAAAGGCCAATGCAGTGTCCGATCTCAAGACCGCGCAGCAGGAGATCGCGTCCCTGATGACGCAGCTGACGCGAACCGCCGACCCGATCCGTCCGAAGGTCAGCGGTCCGATCTCATCGCTGCAACAGGCCGCGCAACGAGCGCAGGTTCGGACGGCGGTGCAGAATGAGCCGCGCATTCCGGGCTGGGTCCGAATCATGAAGGATCAGATCCGGCAGGCCGAGAAGGGCGCGAAGGGAGTCGACAGGAAGAGCGACGCCAGGGACGCCTATGATCAACTGATTCAGTCCCTTCAATGGATCGTGCGGAGCCTGCTGAACAACGATGCCCGACAGGTGAACGGGGCGATCTTCGATCTAAAGACCACGCAGATGCCGCCCGCCCCGGACAACAACTGGCGCGACTGGGTGCCGGATGACATGGTGAAATGGGCGGCAACGGAGAGCAAGGGCCGCAACGCAAAGGCGAAGATGGCGGCAAGCATTTCCAAGCATGGTCACAAGGTCCGCGCTGGAATCATGGACCGCATCGGGGCCGCGGCAAGCGCCCTGACGGCGTCGCCCGCCGACCCGACCTCGCCGCAGTATCGCCAGCAGCTCGCGGCAGCGAAGAAGACCGCGCAGGACGCGGTCGGCAACTACAAGTTCATGCGCGACAAGGTCAAGGGACGCCAGGACGCGATGGACAAGTACGTCGGGTCGGCCATCAAGACGATCAACGCCAGCACGAACGTGCAGGACGTTGAGCACTTTGCAGAGCAGATCCAGATCGCGGTTCGCGCCCTGTCCACGATGCTCTCGTCCGTGAAGACCCCGTTCTCCCGCCCCGGCGCGAAGGCGGAGATGGGGAAGTACGCCACCGAATTAGGCTGGATCGCAAGTCAGGCGCAGGATCAGGTTGAGCTTGCCAAGAAGAACATCCGCACTCTTGCCAAGACCATGCACAAAGATCCAGAGCAGCGCAACAGCTACGACCTCGCGGATATGCGTCGACTCTTTGAGCTGGCCGACAAGCTCGGCATGAAAACGGAGATCTGGGCCATCTACGAGCGCGGGTACTTCGCCCGCCCCGGCGCGAAAGCCATCGCAGCCAAGCCCTCCGACCTCGAGCGCGAGGACGTCAAGGCCGGCCTGAAACTCATGGAGAAGGCCGACGAGGCCGTCAGCAACAAGATCCGCACCCTCATCGCCGAGGGCAAGCCGCAGGACCAGGCGGTCGCAATCGCGCTCGACATGAAGCGCAGAGGAGAGATCTGACATGGACATCACCACCGCACAGAACAACTTCCGCAAGGTCACGGCCGA